TTCAAGGTCACCTACTATGTCGACGCCCTCAAGCGTACGATCATGATCCATTCGTAAAAAGTAAGTGGGTGCCGTTCCTAATGTTAAACGGCACCCTTAGTTAAGTCTTTTTAGATCTTCACTCTTCTTGACCAGTCGGAACCGACTGTCAAGTCCATGACTCGCCATCTATCCCAAGACATCTTGGAATAGTCCGGAGGAAAATTGGCGAACACTATTACGTGTCCTGGAGTCCACGACAGGGTCCCACCTTCATACTTCGTTGAAGTGACCAGCCCGTTCTTGATCTCTTCAAGAGGGCCATAGATCTGATGTTCCTCTGAACTTCTGGCCAGATCTACTAGCAAGCATCGTCCGTTCCATCCGGACTCAAGGAACCCCTTGATCAGTTGTGCTGCGTTTCGACCTCCGTCGAATCTAGTTACTACTTGTCCGATCCCGTTCACTAGTACGTGTCGACATAGTCTACTCTTCCCAGCGCCGCCTGCTGGATCTACGACCCAGTGGACGGACCTATCGTCTGGCTTCGATGCTATGACATCGAGAACTTTCTGTTGCCACTCTCGTGGCTCGAAGTCTTCTACTTCGGTCTCTCTCGGTTTCATCCGATATAGCATCACTGTCCCTGACACATCTGATGCTCTCTGTACTGTACGCAGTGCGTCATGCACTGTCGGAAATGCCCAGATCTTATCCGCTAGGTTGAATGCTTCGTCCTTCAGGTGAGCATTCTCTGGGTCCTCCTTGGCCAGATACCTTATGCAGTTCTGCCAATGTCCCTTGTTCCCGATCTTCTTCACGTGCGGATGCACTCCATGGAAGTCGAACCTCCTAGCAGAGCTCGTGTTGAATGCATTCTTCCACGAGACTACTACATGTGTATGTAAGTACCCCGCCGCAGAGTCTCCGCTCTCATGAGCGATCTCTACTCTCTCGGCTCCCATCTCCTCCATGAAGAACTTCTTCAGTGACTCCTTCACCATGTGACTCTTGTAGGTCACTATCATCCACTTGTTCTGTGTCCTGAACTCCCCCACGACGGGTTCAGAACCTATATCCTCAGTCAGTGACTCAGTCATTTATGGCGAAAATATTCCCATTACACACCCCCCAAATTAGACTACTCTATCTAACCCCCCAACACAATTGAAAAAGAAAAAGAACAGAATTTTTCATTACCCCGACCCACCCTGTAAACCGCAGGAGGTTTCCTCCCATGTGGGAGAGTGTGGCGGGACCCGCAGGGTCCCTCCGCTCCCTCGGACGCGGCAGGGGAAATCTCCTCTGGATCACAACGTGATTCTGGGTGACGAAAAAACTATGTTTTTTTGTCTCTAAATACTACTCACAATATGCCTCGCTATTCTTCTCGCAAGGGCTATTCTCGGAAGAAGCGTACCTACGCCTCCAAGCCCAAGAAGCCCTCCTACTCCAAGAAGCGCTCTGTCGTCAAGCGCTACTCCCGTCCTTCTACTAACTACGTTGATCCTTCTCGTATTACCTCTAAGCTTCGCTTCTCATACCGCGACGTCGATGTAGGTATGGATGTCTCCAATACCGGTCTTCCCTACTATAACCGTCACGTCATTCGTGGTAACTCCCTCTACGATCCCGACTACACTTCCACTGGCCACCAGTGTATCGGCTATGACCAGGTCTTTCCTGCCATGTTCACCGCGTATCGCGTTCGAGCTGCTAAGCTCACCTGCTACTTCTCCTCCAACGAGTCTTCCGTTGAGAGCGGTCCTCTTCGGTGTATGATTATACCCTTCACCGACCCTACTACTGACATCGGCATGGATGTCAAGGACCTTCTCGCCTTCCCTGGGGTCAAGACTCTCAATCTTGCCCCTACTGCTGGCAAGGCTAACAAGCTCACTTGTTACATGAAGACCACCTCCATTCTTGGCAAGGCGGCTGGCAACGACGAGAACACTACGGCGCTTTACACTGCCAGTCCCGCTCTTCCTTGGTACTTCATTGTCCGCGTTGATAACCAGAAGTGGATGTCTAACGCCGGCTGTCGAATGGACTTCAAGGTCACCTACTATGTCGACGCCCTCAAGCGTACGATCATGATCCATTCGTAAAAAGTAAGTGGGTGCCGTTCCTAATGTTAAACGGCACCCTTAGTTAAGTCTTTTTAGATCTTCA